AGACCCAGACCCTCAACTCGATTGTCGGTGGCTTCTCTTTCGCCGCTGCCATGTCGTGGATGGACTTCGTTCGCTGGACCATCACCCAGATCGTAAAGGTCCCCAAGAACGGTGGTGCTCAGTACGCACTCACCGCTATCCTGACTTCCCTCCTCTCTGTGGTTGTCTTCTTAGTCATCTCCCGTGTCAACGGTAAGGTTTCTAAGCCTGCGCAGCCCGTCTACGCGATAACCCGCTAAGAGGTTTGCCTTTCATTAAAAACATCAGGAGTAGTCCAGCTAAAATAATTAGCGCTATATACAAATACTCCTTTCTCCACTTATAAGAATTCTTTACAACTTCAGGAATACTTATGATTGGCTCTTTCTTTTCAACCTTTTTGGGTTCTTCTTCTGGTAATGAAACTTTAGGCAAATTCTCCAATTTATCGGTAGAACCCGTAATTTCAAATTTCAGTACGTGATCTTGATTTCTAAAATCATATGGGATTAATCGACCATGACTCATATAGAAAAACTCGATTTTAACATCCTTGATCATCTTTTGTGTTCCAGAATGAAAGTGGTGCACTAATTTATCATCAGCACCATTAAAGTTTACGAAACCCGATCCATCGAGAAGTATATGACCAGTATAGAATGGTGTAGAAGTATATATAGACTGAGTAAACTCATCAGAACCTGTTGTTAATTTTAATACCAAAGAATTAGGTCCATTTAAATTAATCGCACCAGAACGAAGTATTTTACCTGTAGACGTAAAGTTTTTGGAACTAAAACCCATAAGTTGATGTGGAGTTGTTACTGGTGAAGAATTACTCGAATATCCATTCGTACCGTCATAAAATTGAAGAGTAAAATTACCCCCACTTCCATGTGTATTCGAAAATACTAAAGAACCTGTATCATCATCAAAAATAACACTGTCTATGTGAGTATTAGAAGGTGCAAGTTCTATATCAAGATCTTCAGCTAATACATGACCGTTAGAGTAGTTAGTTTCATTTAGAGTAATATTAGTACCATCTACACGAAATGTCTTGTTCGTACCACATGTCATCAATTGTGGTGTAGGAATACGAGCAGAAACGAGTGTTATATTAGATATATCGTAAATAGGGTTATCCAAAGTAACGGTATAATTATTAGCATATGCATAGACACTTGTATCTCTTTCACTGCTATCTATGTTAAGGGTGTGGACCTTCATTAAAATATAGGGACAATATTTTAATGATTGTTTTTGTCTATTATAAACAATCTTTCTACTGATAGAGAGAATGAGCGAGGGGGTTGTTTTGAAGTTGCCTTTTAGCGATACCAAGATCTTGTGTATTAGGATTGGCATTACCCTTGTATGAGTTAAATTGGTGAAACGGCTTCTGCTGGTAGTTTTGACTCCAACCACCATTGGCGGGGGCAACACGACCATCTATACGAGTCCTATCGGTGCGAACAGATGTAAGACGACCACCTTGTTTGAGGGCGCTCTCACGAACATTCATCCTACCAGCATTACCCATCCTGTTGGGCTTGCCTCTGCGATCTTCGGGGCGGAAGCCATACTTCATGAGTTCCTCGTTAGTCTTTGCAGTTACCTGAGAAGCAACGCCTTGTGTATAGGCACCGTGATGACTGTGGATACCTGGGGCTGGGCGATTATTATACATATATTGCTCATCGGTGCGATCACTCTTAAATCTAGTGGGGTCTTGAGACATCGTTTGAGCCGAAATGAAACGCTTAGCACCATTGAAACCTAAACCATCATTTCGAAGACCAGTCTCCGAGCGATTTGTGGTACGTTTAGTTTTTTCATGCTCATTACGAGGAACTACACCAGACATACCTTGAGCACGTCCCGCCATGGCAGGTCGCCTAGATGGGAGAAAGGAGGTAGTTTCGGGTTTGTTGTGTGTAAGTTCACCAACCGTAGCAGAACGACCACCAGTGACGTCAGCTGCAGGACCAGTACGCCCTGGGAGTGTGGTCAGTCTGTACTCACCAACATTAACAGGGTTGACCCTAAAAGTTTGCTGAAACCCACCAACCGCTGGTACATTAGGGTCAACACCCAAACCTGGACCGACTAACTGCTTTTCGACGGGTGAAAGGTTGTTCATACGACCAGTATCATACATTCTGTTTCTCATATTTAGAATTTCCTGACCACCGGTACGTTGCTGCATAGAAATGTCTCCGAAACTCTCCATCTCCCTCTTGTGTGGAATTTCGGCTGTAGGCTGGAAATTGTTAGATTCTATAACTTCTGGATTTTTCAGTGCTGGTTCAGTGACAGTAACTTTTGGTGGTTCGGACTTGGTACTCAAGTTCCTTCCCGCAAATACAAGACCGGCGACGGCCATGAGTGATATAGGATCAGCCATTCTTACTTCTTGTTAACATTTTTATTAAGGTACCTCTGCTGAAACAGACCATTCTGGACTTCGGCTCTGGTACTCGCAGGCTCATATCGCATTGTACGAAGAGGGACCTTGCACTCCATATTAGTTAAGGGGAACAGGTTTCGCTCGTATGTCTGAACGATATGCTTGTTAAATCGGGAAGTAGATTGGGGACGAAGCTGATCACTTGTCTCAATGTATTGTGCTGGAGAACCCTTACCCGCCATGTATGGGGCGGTACCGTACAACATAGTGTTGGGACGGCATTCACCACAGTTTAGGCTACCGGGCTGGGGGTATACAAAAATTTCATCAGTCGCTTTTACGGCGGGTAGAGCACCCGCATTTTGAACAATGGAAAGTCCAGGTTGAAGCTGATAGGCCATTTATTATTACATAAGAATATTTATCTAAGCTACTGTTGCCCTATGCATACCGGAGCGTTTGTCACCATCGGATCCCAAACCTGAAAAAGCTTCGAGCTGGACACCCCTAGCATTGGGATCACAAAAGCGGGTATCACTCTTGCACATTGGGGCATTCTTCTTACCATAAAGAGACTCCGCGAAAGCTGTCTGGTCTCCTGGGATTTTTGTCACTGGGTTAGAAACAAATTGACGTTCCATAGCATTGCGAAGGTACTTGGGCATGGCAGTCCTAGAACGCCCCGCATCATATGGGATACGATCACTACTGTAAGCCTGAACGAATGGTTTTACTGTTGGGTAATAGCACGCCTCTAACCTATTAGGGGCGTCAGTAAAATCAGTAATGAGAACATTACCCATAGGGTTGTTTGGTGTAGGCATCTGACAGCTCACACCTTCAACTGACCCACCATATGTTTCCTTAACCATTCTAGACTTATAAAGAACATACACGACACCTAATACCGTCAGACCCAAAACGAATACACGTGGGTCACGTCGAATAACATAAAGTATAGTGCACACATAAATGATAAAACGAGAAGCAGCATTTACCCTGTCTTCTGGAGTTTGCTCACCTGTGGGCCAAAATTGGGTGACCTGGTCAGCATCAAAAAGCTGCTTAGGATCATCGAACCAAGCTTTCATTTAATATATGTATAGGTTTATTTTTTTGGAAGACCCTTCAACATGCTACCCATCATTTGCATAAGGGCATCTTGGTCCAACTCTCCGTCACCACTTTGCATGTTATCCGCTACACCCTTGGCGATATTCTCAATTTGAGAAAGGGTGTCCGCTGGGAGAGCAGTGATGGTAGTACCAAGCATGTACAGAGTCTGGAGGTATTGCCAAGTAGCACCCTTTGTATTAGGAGACATCTTAGACCAGTAACGCTTAATATCAAGCTCCTTCAAAAACTCGATGTTCTCAATTTCCTCGAGAAGAAATGTCTCATCCTTTGCAGAAATCTTATCGGCGTAGGGAGAAACACCATTCATGTATCCATCTACAACTAGGCGGGGGTTGGTTGACTTGAGTAGGTCAAACGAAGTTAACATTTTCTTGATTCCTTTTTCCTCTGGAAAAGTCTTGTGCAATTCCACAAGAAATTGACTCATCATATCATTGAAAGCAGAGACAGACGCCATTTTCTTATTATATTGGTGTAATCTTTAAGTTTAGAAAGGCTCTGTAGAAATAGCCTCCTTTTTACCTAAACCACCTGAGATTATGAAAAACACTAAAATCGCATTGAGTACAGCGGGTTTTGTGTATTTGTTAAGCTCAAGCTTACCTTCATTATTGAGATACGCTTTGAGATGAATATAAGCAGCAGTTATACCAGCTGCAATTAGGGCGGCACTCACTGGGTCGCGTAAATGATCGGAGAGTTCCATTTAATTATAACGGGGATTTTTTGTGCGCTGCTCTGGTGCATCACCAAAAAAGACATTATCATCCGGCTCCTGCTGAGGTTGGGGCTCCACGAACGATTCTTCACCACCCATTGGTTGAGCAATTGGTTCCGAAACTGGCTCTGGGGCTTCGGGTGCGTGTACACCATGGACTGTTTTGAATTCATTTTCAAGTCCAGTGGGTTGAGGGTCAACCATTTCATCTAGGGGTTCGGGCTCCATCTCAGGTTCGAGTCCCTCCATTGGCTGAGACTCCATCTCCTCCATCTGCTCATCAAGAACATCTGGGTCGGCACTGTCGTGGATGTCACCGTCGAGTGAAATATCACGCGTTTCTTGCGACATGTAAGTCTGAAGAATTTGTTGCACCGGAATCAATTCTTTCACGGTATTCTCGATGCATAAGGAGAAGCGGACCCTAAGATTTTCGTCACGAGCATACTCACTCTGTTCGTCGTGGAAGATGTAGGGGTCTCGGTACAGGTCCTTCGCGATGTTATTGTAACAGGTTTGAATAAAAACTTCTTCAGTTGGGAGCTTTAAAGAAATCTTCTTGTTAT